TAGCAGAGGATGACCCATTCGGTTATATGGCTCAGTTAGCAGGATACGAATCAGCAGAAGGTACTAAGCATGGAGGATTCCTTGCTCTTAATAAAGAGTCCGGTGAGTTAGCTATGTTTCAGCCTGATAACTTTGACAAGCCTAATATTAAAAATAAAATAAAAGATATTAAAAAGGCTGTTAAACTTTCAACGCCACCTAACAAGTGTTACAATGATGTACCTGATGGTAAGTCTGGTAACATGAAACTTGCAAAGGGTTGTACTTGGTGTAGGTTTAAACATGATTGTCATTCAGATGCTAACGAAGGTAAAGGTTTAAGAGTTTTTAAATACTCAACAGGTTACAGATACTTAACTCAAGTACCTAAACCACCTAATGTTATAGAGGTAACACAGATATGAACGGTAGAAAAGCAAAAGCATTAAGAACTAAAAGTAGAAACCTTCTTATTGAATGGATAAAAACAATGGTGCCTGAAGGAGAAGATGCTACTAAAATAACTAAGAATAACTTACATGAATTTTTACCGGAACAAACACACATCTTTGCTAACAATAAGTTTATGTTAAGTGCTTACAGTCTTAGATGGTTTTATAAGAAAGTAAAACAAAATCCTAACTTTCATTTGGAAGAGTTAGATGCCTAAAAGAGTACCAAGAAAGCCTAGACCAAAGAAGACAAATGTCCCAAAAGGATATGATAGTAAATGGGAATATGAGATACATCAAACTATTCTTAAAGATTGGAAACACCATTGGGAAAAGATAGACTATACTGTTAATCATAGATATGAGCCAGACTTTGTAAAGATAACTGACGATAAGATTATATTGTTAGAAGCTAAAGGTAGATTCTGGGACCATGCAGAGTATAGTAAGTACATACATGTTAGAGAATGTTTGAATGAACACAGAGAGTTAGTGTTCTTATTTCAAAAGCCTTATGCTCCAATGCCACAGGCTAAAGTAAGAAAGGACGGAACAAAAAGAACTCATGCTGAATGGGCTGAGTCAAATAATTTTAGATGGTATAGTGAAGAAACATTACCAGAGGAGTGGAAGAGTGAGTTATAGTAAACAATATTATCTAAATAATAAAGACAAGTTACAAGCTTACTCTAAAGAATATAATAAAAAGTGGTATCAAGATAATAAAGAAAAAAGAGATGTTCAAAAAAAAGAATATAATAAAATTAATAAAGAAAAAATAAAACTGCACAAACAAGAGTACGAGTTAAAAAGAAAATATAATATAACTTTAAAAGAAAGAAATATTATGTTACAAGAACAAAACAATAATTGTAAAATTTGTTCTTTAGAGTTTAATGAAAATATCTTTAAACTAAAAGCTTGTGTAGACCACTGCCACGATACTGAGAAAGTCAGAGGTTTGCTTTGTCGTACTTGTAATGCAGGACTTGGTTATTTTAAAGATAATATAGAACAATTAACAAAGGCTATTAACTATTTACAGGTAACAAAATGAATTATAAATTTAGTGAAGATAAAACCTTACTAGACTTAAGAGTTTATATTGATAAGACTTATGAACAACATTATGGTAGAGGTAAGTATCAAGCTACTGATATGATTATAGACTCCGGACATGGTGAAAGTTTTTGTATAGGTAACATAATGAAGTACGCAATGAGGTTTGGAAAGAAAGATAACAAGAAGGTAGAGCTACAAAAGATAATTCATTATGCTATAATTGCTTTACATTTACAGGAAAACAAAGATGATTGAAGATAAAGTAGGGACTAAACAATATCTAGGTATTGAAATAGATTATGAAAGAGAAAAAACATTTGATAAATTTAGCATAGACACATTAAAAGATAGATACTTTTGGGAGAATGAAACACATGCACAAGAAGCATTCGCAAGAGCCTCCGTATTCGGAGCAACCTTCAAGGGTGAAACAGATTTTGAACTTGCTCAAAGACTTTATAACTACAGTTCCAATCGTTGGTTCATGTTTAGCACTCCTATACTTAGTAACGGGGGTACAACTCGTGGGCTTCCTATCAGTTGTTTCCTCAATTATGTTCCTGACAGCAGGGGTGGTTTATCTGCTCACTACGATGAAAACATATGGTTGGCTAGTTCAGGTGGAGGCATCGGTGGATATTGGGGCGATATTAGGAGCAATGGTGTTTCAACTACTCATGGCTCTCGTTCTACTGGAAGCATTCCTTTCATGCATGTAGTTGATTCTCAGATGTTAGCCTTTAATCAAGGTACAACAAGGCGTGGTAGCTATGCTGCTTACATGGACATAAGTCATCCGGAGATTGAAGAGTTTATAAACATGCGTAAAGAATCCGGTGGTGACATCAACAGAAAGAATCTTAATCTACATAACGGTATTAACATTACCAATGCTTTCTTACAGGCAGTAGAGAAGGATGAAGATTGGAGATTGATTGACCCTAAAAGTAATGAAGCTGTTAAGATAGTAAACGCTAGAGACATATGGTGGCAAATCATCCATGCTAGGGCAGAGACTGGTGAGCCTTATATGATTAACATAGATACTTGTAATGATGCTTTACCTAAAGAACAAAAAGATTTAGGTCTAAAGATTAGACAGAGTAACTTATGTTCAGAAATTACTTTACCAACAAACGAAGAAAGAACAGCAGTATGTTGCTTATCCTCAGTAAACTTAGAACACTTTGATAAGTGGTCAAAGGATGATGACTTCATAGAAGATTTAATAACCATGCTTGACAATGTTTTACAACACTACATTGACAACGCAATAGATACAACACAACTAGGAGAGTACAGTGCAAACTTTAAAAGATTTCAAAAATATGTTAGAGAAGGTAAAGAAGGATATACTAAATCTGCGTATTCGGCTTATAGAGAGAGAAGCCTCGGGCTTGGTGCGATGGGCTTTCATGCATATCTCCAAGCTAATAACATTCCTTTCGAGGGCATATACGCAACTGGTTTTAACCATAGAGCTTTCACCCTTATCAAGGCTAGGGCTAAAGCAGCGACTAAGGAACTTGCGTCACAAAGGGGCGAAGCTCCTGACATCCATGGTAGTGGGAAGCGAAATGCTAATCTCATGGCTATTGCTCCTAACGCTAGTAGTGGGATTATATGCAGTGGTACTTCCCCTAGTATTGAGCCTTATAGGGCTAACTGCTATACTCATAAGACTCTCTCCGGCTCGTATCAAGTTAAAAATAAATACCTTGAAAAGCTTTTTAAGTCGAAGGGTTTAAAAGGAAAAGAACTAGAACAGATATGGAAAGACATCTCAGCTAACGAAGGTTCAGTACAACACTTGGATGTGTTAGATGAGCAAGAGAAAGAAATATTTAAAACAGCCAATGAGATAAATCAAATATGGATTGTTGAACACGCTTATAAAAGACAAGAGTTTGTTTGTCAAGCACAGTCCGTAAACTTATTCTTTACATTACCTAAGTCTACTGAACCTCAAGAGACACATGACTCATACATGCAGTACGTTAGTGATGTACACTGGTATGGTATGAATAAATTAAAATCGTTGTATTACTTTAGAACTAATGCAGCTAGAAATGTAGAGAATGTAAATGTTAAAGTACCTAGAATAAATTTAGAAGACACCGAATGTCTTGCTTGTGAGGGATAACATTATGGATTGCTATAACTGTAACAATGAATTAATATGGGGTAGCGACCATGACATAGAAGAAGAAAATGAGGATTACATAATGGAGACTAACCTAAGTTGCCCTAAATGTAATTCATTCGTAATAATATATACACCAAAGGAATAGACATGAGCTTATTAAAAACTAGAGATTACTACAAACCGTTTGAGTACCCGTGGATGTACGAGTACTATAAACTACAGAATCAAATGCACTGGATGCCTGAATCTGTACCCTTACATACAGACGTAAAAGACTGGCAGGATATCACACCGGCAGAAAAACATTTACTTACACAGATATTTAGATTGTTTACTCAGTCAGATGTTGACGTAGCTTCGGGCTACATAGATAAGTACATGCCTATCTTTAAGAAGCCTGAAGCAAGAATGATGATGTCATCTTTTGCTAACATGGAATCAATACATCAAGATGCTTATAGCTTACTACTTGATACAGTTGGTATGCCTGAGATAGAGTATAAAGCTTTCTCAGAGTACGAAGAAATGGCAGATAAACATGAT